CTTCTGCGTTCGAGTAGAGGCGGCGACCATCCTTATCCTTCAGGAGGAGGAGCTTTGTGTAGAGCGTCTTGGCCATGAAAAGGGTCGGTGCTCCGGTGCCTTCAAGCTCCGCGAGCGCCATGACGATGGTGTCAATAAGGTCGGCATCCTCAACAGCCTTCTCAATCACCTTGTGAATTGCAAACAGATCGTTCTCGCGAAGGATCGGTCGAATGGATTCTTCGTCGATCTTTCCGGGGTTGTCCGCAGTACGACCGTCACCGATCAGAATTGCACGAGCGAGTTCTTCCTGGAGCTTGATGCGCATTTCCTTCTGAACCCATGCCGCAACATCGAGATCGGTAATATCGACCAGGTCGTCACGGTCCAGCTTCTGCTTCTTGTAGATCGTGGTGGGGTTGGTGGTTCGGGTAAGCAGGCGGAAGACCTCGTCGATCTTCTTGGAGCCCTTCTTGGCGTAACCCATTGCACGAGCCTTGTCGTCGCGAATATCGGCGAATACTGACTTGACGCGAGCGAAAGGCGAGTGACGAGCTGCGTTAACAACCTCGGTCACCCAGGACTGGTCTCGGTTAATGAACGAGGGCTCGTTGGCGAGCTTCGCATCAGGGAAGAGGTAGCCGATGTTCTCGATTCCGTAATCAGCGTGTGCGAGTTCGGAGGAGAGGGTAGTTCCGTGAGATTGCGCAAGCTTTGCGAGTTCGGTGTAGATCTCAGAGTGCTTCAGCTCGTTTTCAGGTGCGGATTCTCCGGTAGATTCAAAGATGTTGTGCTTCATATCGTTCTCCTGTTCGGATGGTTTTTGGTCTTGGTTATTGTCTTTAAGTGCTTCGTCCAAAAGGTACTCGAGCACCATCATTTGGTCATCATTAAACGTGTCCAAAATATCTGCAACGGTCTTTTCATCATCCTTAGAATCAGAAGTCTTTTCCTCGTCCTTAGAGTCAGAAGTCTTTTCCTCGTCCTCGTCCTTCTTATCGGCGTGCTCCGCATCGGCGTCCGTGCAGAAAATGTGTGCCGAATACTCTCCAGATTCGGAATGGGATACACTGACGTCTTCGATTCGAGCCTCTGGATTTGCTCCGGCCAAAACCAAAGAAACTTCAACAATGTTTCCGCTATGAACAAGATTTCCTTCCTGCTTCAACCGGTTGGCGAAGATAGACAAGGAAACAATATCTCCATGAGTAATCATATCGCGGACGTGATCGGCTTGAGGGGTTCCGTTCAAGAATCCGTATGTGTAGATACCCTTATCTTGTCGCTGGAGATAAGCGTGTCCTAGGACATTTGTAACTTCATTGTGCCCATGCTGCCACACCAAGGGAACCGTAGTGCCGTCGTTAGTGTCGAACGCGTGCTTGCCGATTACTCGACCGTCCGAACACTTCACTCCGGCTACTGTAGCCCATCCCTGGAAGTCGCTGCGTGTGATATCAACTTCCATTTTGATTGTTTTCTCCTTCTTCAGGCTGCTTTACATCGGTAGCGTTTGCCGATGTAGTGTATGGGTTTGCTAGCTTGTCAGCGTTTGCATCTTGTGACTGTGGAAGACCAATGATCGATCTGATTTCATTAGGCGTCATGATCAGATTCGTAATGAACGTCTGTGCCATAGATGCAATCGAGTCCAGTGGTGCACTTGAGAATGGATCTCGAACGTAGATAATCCGCTGTCCGGTGGTTTGACCTTTCTGAGTAATGAATGTATAAGTCATCGTGGTTACGATAGCATTCAGAATTGGTCGAATCGTCCTATTCTGGTAACTAAGCATTACATTAGAATCAGCCGTTCCATCAAATACTGATTCAGTAAAGCCTAGCATGTTATACAAATACTCAGTTAGGTATTTAATCTGGTCCAACAGATTGTTTTCAACTGGACGATTTAGCTGCGTGATCTTCTCAGCACCATCCACATAAGCAACCCCAACTTCAGAATTCCTGAGTTGGTCTTCGATTGCATTACGTCGGACTTCTGCTTGCTCCTTGCGCATCTCTCCGCGCACGGTATACGGAAGTTGAATAATCAAATCCAACCGTTTTCCCAGCGCAGAATTATCGAATGAGTCCAGTACATCTAGTTTGCGGCTCAGCCTTTGCGCCATACCCCCATTACGAGAGGTTACGTCATAAAGTGGACTGTGCACTAAGCATACTACATCTTTTGGTAACAGAATTTGTTCTCGAATACCTTTTCGATCGTTGTATACGTCAACTCGTACAGAGTCTGTATACCACTCAACAACCCTACCTACTCGCATAGACAGAATTTCGTACGATCCAGGCATAGGAGAATCCATAATGTCATTAGTAGTATCGACTGGTACGATAGCCGCAACTCCCTGTTCAAGCATTGTATACGTCAACTCGTAAATAAATGCTTGACCAGTCTGATCCTTGTTCGCCATTAACGTTAAGCACCGATTCAACGAGCTATTATACTCGCTATCGTACTTCCCTAGAGAATCTACTTTAACGTGTCGAATCGGGATGTTTGAAACATCGATTGCGATCTTATTATACATCGTCTGGATGAGATTCATCGAGCCCGTCGGCCTATAACGACTTTCATACGAAGGCGCTACAATGCGAGGAGTGGATGTTTCTGTAATAGGATTCGCAAAAACGTTCCAGGCGCTGGACAATCTATCTCTAAAAGTTACTTTCATTTCCCTCCTATCTAAAATCGTCGCTGTTACTTTTATATGCAACCCATGCGTCAACCATTGCTGCAACCGAGTCGATCTTAAGATCCATTCGCTTCTTTAAAATCTTTCGGTTGCCGTTGGTATCTTCAAGGGTGATGGTGTTGCCCATAGCCCAGCTCATCAATTCTTGGTCGAAGAGAAGCATACGGTTTTCGGAAAGGGCTTTTAGCTCTCCTAGAGGAACACTTTCAGTTTTTGCTCCTTGAATAACTTTCCGAACCCCATAAGGACCGTTTTCACCAATCCAACGCTCAACAAATTCTTTAGCATTGTATGGATCGTATCCAAAAGCTCGGACATCGTACTCAGATTTTAGTATGTACTCGTCTAAATCGTTATAAACTTCCATCATGTCTAGAACTACTCCTTCTAGAACATGCAAGGATCCTTCACGAATAAACTCTTCATACTTTAGCCGCCCTGCTGCCGGAAGATTATCAAAAGTTCGGACTGTAATGTATGCTCTTGTCTTTACTCCGAAACTTCCGTCTGCTAATGGGAACAAAAATGTAAATGCACAGAAGTCATCTCCTTGCGATAAGTCTGCTCCCATAGCGCAAGGCATTTGCCAATACTCTCGATGTGGGTGTGGCTGCGTTTCTTCATATGGAAAGAAGTATGTATATCCTTCCATAGGAATTCCAAAACGCTTTGCTAGGATATCGTTTCGCGCAGAAGGAACATTCTCAGCTCTCGCGACATCTCGCTGGTACGTTTCGTATGATACTGTAACTCCAATATTAGGCTGAGCTTTAACCCACATATTGGGGTCGCCAACTTCGTCTACGTTATCGAGTCGGTAGTACCAGATAGAGGTGTGGGGATCGTAGTAGTCGCCTTTCAAGATGGACATTAATTCCATTTTGATAGAATCGCCGACGCCGTTTCGAGCCGTTCCCTCTGACGATACCGCTAAGACCACCCAGTCTTGAATCTTGGAAGCGCCTTGCTCCAAAGCAGCAATAACATCTTGACGAACATCTCCGGAAAGCCATTCGTCGACGGTATTGATCTTGCTTCGAAGACCCTGCAGCTTATCGACATTCATTGGACGGACTTCTAGCAAAGAACTATTAGAAAAGTTCTCAATTCCTCGCTTGGTACTATCCAACAATGTCTTCTGAGCCCGACCACCTTTACCAGAAGATACTAATCCAGATGTCAATAGCTTGAAGTACGGCCCTTTGGATCGAACAATGGCTGTCTTCAATGGGGATAACGTTTCTTCTGCTTGGGGCATCGTCGGAGCCGTGGCTATTTGATGCGTAGAAGAAGGATCTATGTTCAAGAAGTATGCGTGGATGAACGACATATACATAGATTTTGCTGCACCACGACCAACAATAAGGTATTGCTTATTTACAAGCCTTCTTTTACGCTCTATTTGAACGTACTTGCCGTGATGGCCAGTCTCATCAAGAACGAATTCGGACACGGTTTCGTAGTAAAACCACGCCAATAGTGATTCGGCCCATAGCTTAAAGCTATCTAGCATCTTAAAGTCTCCGCCGTCAACCAGCGTTAACTCATTTTCGCAGTACTTGATAAAACCGTCAATGGCTGTATCATCGTAATAATACCTAGGTGAAGCGATTAGAGCATCAATCCGGTTCATCTCCATTTCAATGGTTTTTGGAACCGGAATTTCTCCGCGTAAAACTCTGTCCCTAAATTCTCCATAATACTTAGGAGTAGCCGTGTTTGATAATGTCATTTCGAACCAGAAACTCGTTTGATAAGATTGTTTACAGCAGGACTTCTGGCTGGTTTAGCCTTTTTAGACATAAGAGCCTGGATAGACTTCAGAGTTTCTTCACTAGTTAGCTTATCCGAAATCTTCTTTCCAGCAGCGGACGCAATTTTGCCAGTCTCGGATTTGACCAAATCCTTAATAAACTTAGATGCTCCAGATTCCGGTCGAGCTTCAAGCTCTCGCATTTCTTTTTCAAGCTTTGCTCGTTCAATCTTTGTCTTAAGCTCTGTGTTGGTAAGATAGTGAATCGGAATTTTCTCAAGCTTTTCTCGCTCATAGCGAGCTGCTTTCATTTTTCGACTCTCATTGGGTCGAGCTTTTCGATCACGGCGTCGTTGTAAGAACCCGCGAACTGATCCAGACTTAACTTTCGGAGACTGCTCAGCCCCATCGCCTTTGGAACGCTTACCTTCGATAACGCGGCCTCGACGAACGCCCCATCGCATACCTTTTACTCCCCAATGGGCCAAGGAATCTTCTAAAGGCTCATTCTCCATGCTGCCTCCTCCTTTAGCTTAGAAACACATTCGATAGCAAACGACGTAGGCGGTGGATCGAATGCCAAGCGAACACTATAAAAAACATAGCTACGCAATAGTTTACCGTGAGTCTCTCCTGGAAATTCATCGGTATTGTAAAGTTCTTCCCGATGTGAAGAAATTTGAGAAGCTTGCGCTAAAGCATCATCAATTATGTTTCGTAGTTCGGCATCGAATGACTCGTCTGAGTCCAGCCCTAGATACGATTTTACTTCATCAAGAATAGTCATGTAGTTCGCCTCCATGGTATAGTATCATTTGGCTGGCGTGGATTAAAATCCTCCAATGCCAGAGCACTTGTTCCATAGTGAATACTGCGGTGTGTATTATATGAAACACACACCAAATTATCTAGATCAACCACTAAAGGATTTTTAGATTCAATATCCCGTATAGTGATTGGGTTAATGTGATGGACCAAGATATCTCTATGTATTGGATACCCATCTAATGCAAGATCGCATCCATTATCGCGAGCGATGACTTCAGTCCTTGTTTTTCGCCAAAGATAAGACATGTAGAATTGCTGATTCAGATATCTGGCGTGGCCGAAAGTTTCTTCGAACGGTACTCCATCTAATGACAGATATTGGAGTCGTTCCTCAAAGGTCGGGTACTGAATCATTTCGCTATAGCTCAGCATCAGAGCCTCCGGAATATAAGCGGAAAGCTTGCAGAGCTTCTGAAACCAGCTCCTCGGTTCGTACTGCGCTCTCCAAAGCAGACACTTTGGCTTGAACAAGTTTAGTTTCATTAATCAACTTCTCTTGTTCGAGTTGTTCTCTGGTAGCACCGGCCTTCAAAAAATGAAGAAGGACAGCTGGGCTGGCAGTTCCCTCTCGAATTTGCTTCTCAGCAAGTTCCATGGCCGCACCAATTATAGATCGTTCGGCTTCTTCTGCTGTTTCTGGTACTTTCTTACGCTTTATACCCAAGTTCCATCTCCATATCTAATCATAGGGAAGAGATTTACGGCCTCTACCGAGCCCTCAAGAAAGGAGCACGGAAAGTCAAGACCCAGTAGAGACCGAAAACCCCTTCCCAGATTTTACCTCCGGAGAAAAATAAGGGAGGGGCGCGATGCATAGGGGGGTGGGGAGAGAGCGCGGGACCCCCTCCCCATCAAGAGACAAAACCCCTATACATCCGACGCAAATGCGTCAATTTTACTCATCATGTTCGACTACAGTGTAGTTTCCCGTTGGATTCCACTCCAAAATCCAATCAATTGCAGCTTCAATCTCATCATTGTTGAGTTCTTGAGGTAACTCAGACGAGGTATGACTCACTCTAGCTAACAGACCGTAAGTATTGTAACCATTGACAGTGTCAAAGTTGTACCATTCATCAGGTTGTTCAAGTGGATCATATGGATTGTCTTCTGTTGTCAAGTATCTCATGCGTTGATCACCTACCTAATGCATCCAGAGCCGAGGCAGTAGAGATGCCAAGAGCATCTGCAATCTCAGATGTTGTAGAACCATTACGAGCCATCGCCCTAGCTCTACTAATTGTGTTAGCAGAAAGCTTTGGTTTCTCTTTAGGCATAGCCAGTTCCCTAAGACGTTCAGGTTCTGCATACCTAACCACAGCCTCTAGCATGGCATTAGAGATAGCTCCTTCCTTAATGGCTTCCCACTGCCGATCGGTCAGCTGGAACTGAGACGCCGCTCTAGATGCACCTGTTCTCTCTCGAGCTGCTAGGAGGGCTTGGTGCCTGATCTTGGCCTTGTCGTCTTTGCTTAGATCTGGGTTAGCAGCTATCTTAGCTTTAGCTACACCACCCGCAATCAATTGGGCCTGCCTCTCTCGGGGGGCATTCCCCAGCGAACGCTTAACCGCAGCATTAAGTTGCTCCACTTCAACTGCGTATTCTTGGGCAGCTTTAGGGGATCGTTTAATGCTGGGAGTAGTGAGCGCTTCACGACGAGCTCTACTAGCCAGCCCCTTCATTTCATTAGCATAGTCCGCGTACAAACCTTCCATGGGGGTCCCACTAGAAAGTTTGTGTGCGTCACTAACCAAATCCATTTGGGGAACTTCGATCATTCTCTTTACGGTGCGAAGCTCCGGGGGTTTAGTCTTAAACTCCTTGATGACCGTATAACTAGAGCCGGTCTCTTCATAAACCTTGCGCCCCGTTTTAGGATCAATAGGCCCGCCTTTAGCAGCAGACCTAAGTTTGCGCTCAGGGATACGTTGAGGGTTCCTAGCCCGGGAAACAATCGTAGATGCCTTGCCCCCATTCTGATACTTATCGCGAAGCTCCTTAATCCCGTTATCCGCCTCCGATGTTTTGTAGTCTAGCTTGTGTTTCACAGCGTCAATTACAACCATCGAATGTCGAACTGCCCGGGCTAATTCAGCTTCGCTAGCCCCCTTAAGGGTCATATCAGTAATGAGGTTAGACACCTTCCCCATTTCAATACCCTTGGTTCGCTCTGTCATCACAGGCATACCCTCACGACGGGGATATGCTCGAGATGGGTTGAACCCCTCTAATCCTTTTAGAGGCGATGTAGAACGAATCTTATGGACATCAGCAGCTGGAATCGCAGTGACGGTATCCCCATCGAAGTCTGCTCCGGATAGTCGAGCAGCTACCTTAGGGTGAATACCAATCGCATCCAATGGGCTAGCGCCTAAAGTTCGTCGGGCACCTGCATGTTTATTGTTAACGGTAACAATAGGAATCTCGAAGGTTCCTCCATGTGGATAACGAACAAGCGCTACCTTCTCGCCATCCCTAAAATGCGGAGCATACACTTCTTTAGGACTAAGTGTAGGAACCGGCAAAATAAGGAATGATGCTTGACGCGGTAATGCAGCGGCTTGCAGGTTCAAAGCAGAACTATCGCATGAGTCGGCAAGATCTGACAACATCCGCTTCCTAAGAACAGGATTCTCAAGACGCATGATTTCATCGAATGCTTGCTGTTTCCTATCCGCTGCTTTGCGAAGCTGCTGCCTAGCCAAAGTAATAGGTTGCTTGGACAAGAACTGAGAAGGTAATGCCTTCTTCCAATCTTTCCAGTTCCCCTCCTCATTGACAATATTCAATGGGGAAAGTTCTGACTTACCATTGACTGTCTGCATGACTTGTCTACGGATTGTAGCGCCAAACGGATTATCCGGATCAGGCTTCATCTTCTTAAGCACGCAGTCGCCGTCATCGGAAATGAGAGGCGTGCCCTTCTTCTTGTTGGTATTAAAACGAATGTCAACACCTTTGGGAAGATCGTCTGCGTAAACAGCAACCCCCTTCAAATAGTGGGTACCGTCCACAGCAATACGAACCTGTGCATAATTAGACTTGCCTAATGACAAATCCTTAGCCCCTCGACGAAGCTCGATAACGCCGTCCATATCGCTTCCGCCGTCTTCATCATACCGAACCGAAATTCGTTTACTAGACACGGACTTGGGAGGTAGCAAAGATAAGCGAGTTCCATCCTCCGCAGTGCGTACGCCAAGAACATGGATATCGCCCATGTTAACGACAGCGTCACGCTTGGAGACTCCGGGAGCTAACAGCACTCGAGTGGTGGTGGTTTGCTTAGGATTATCCAGCTGAGGAATATGAATCTCTTCAACTGTATATCCTTGCTCCTTCATCATCTCTGTATACATCTTTAGAGTGGTCGCACTGATACCAAGAGTTAGCTCAGTACCAGAACCAATATCGATGTACTTGTGCTTATCTGCCTCAGCCTTAAGAAAATCAGTAGTCTTCTTAGCTTCGGTTGCTCGATGCTCGTAATCGGGCTTCAAATAATTACGAACGGTACCCCCAGAAATTCCCAAACGTTCTGCAATAGCAGATTGAGACATTCCTTTAGCATCGAGCTTTCGAACCAGTGCGATTTCTTCTGCTTGGCGAGCTGTCTTAGCCGCACTCTTAGCAGCACGAAATTCGGTAGTGGTCATTCCGAAGCCTCGAGCAATTTCGACTTCGCTCATCCCCTTGGATTGAAGATCCTTAACGAGGGACTGAAATGTAACCGATCGCTGATACGGATCCTTGCCAGAGCCCCAAGGATATCTTCCAGAACGACGTATAATGCCGATGTGCGCTAACTCGTCTTTCTTAGGCGTAATAATCATTTAGAGTATCCTTCCAATAACGAATTAAATGCAACAATCTTTTGCATAATACTTTTAATTCGATCCGCATCGGGAACATGCGTAGTAACGGAATTGTTTTGATAGATTCGCAACTGAATAGGCATATCCGGAGCCATGTCATACTCCAGACAGAACAAAGCAGCATAGATTTCAAGCTGACTCATTGATGTCTTTCCAGTCCCAGTCTTCAAATCATGGATTCGAAGAAGATCTCCATCGAAACTGATAGCGTCTGCGGTTCCGTAGCAATAATAGCTATAGAACAGAACCACTTCGCTAGACATGCCATAGTTCAAAGCATCATTGACGAATTTGCAAATACTATCGTCAGTATCTGGCATTGGGACTCCAAGCCTAATATGCTCTGAAGCTAGGGCATGTAGTTCAGTACCCAATTGGGCAGCCCGAGAGTTTTCAAAAACCTTAAGCAGCTTCTCATCATCGTAGTTCAACCAATGGTACTTACTAGCGCTGAGAAAAGCGTGGCTTCCAGAAAGCTCAGAGTGATCGAAGAATTTCATCAATGACTTCGTCTTCATTTTCGGGGTAGACATAATATGCGGCACTCATTTCATTCATGCGATCAATATAGTAATCCTGGTTAGGTCTATGCGGAGCATTGGCCGATCGTTTCACTTCCAAAGCGAACCATCGGTCTCCGACCAACAAAAGTAAATCAGGAATACCTTGAATGTAGTTAGGGTCATTCTTTAAAATTATGCACCCTGGGATTTCTTCCTTCAGTCGCTTGATGAGCGAGCGTTGATAGATGTTTTCAGTTCGACCCATAAGATCTTTCCTAAAGTCAAAATTCCCAGAGGCAATTGGGCCCCGTTTGCATATTCTTCCATTATAGCCAAAGTTTATTCTCCTTTTCTTTACCCACTGTATCGAAAATTCATCAAAAGAGTGCTTGGCCCAAAAAGCCCACTAATTTCTATTTAATTATATATAAAATAAAAAAAATTTTTATATTAATTAAAAAAAAGTGGGCCAAGTGGGCCAAACACCGACTTTTCCTTGAAATTGCAACGAAAAGTATACCCACTAAAAGTGGGCCAAAAGTGGGCCAAAACCCACTAAAAGTGGGCCAAATTATAACATTTTGATAACATTCACAGGAAATTCACAGGAAATTCACAGGTTTCTAGAAAATGACCCACTTTTTCCAACCTTTGGCCCACTTTTCAAAACCAAAACTGGGCCACAATTTAGAGGTAATTTTGCACAAAAATGGGCTCATTAAACGCCTTTTTTGTCTGAATTGCCTCTAAAATTCCCTTGTCAATCGATGAATTTGTCGCCAAATAGAAGTATTTTAGGTTGATATAAGGGGTATTAATACGGTCGATACGCCCCTCAGACTGCTCCAAAATCCTCCACGAATAGTTCAAAGAGTAGAAAACTATCGTATCAGTAAGGGTGCAGTTCCAACCTTCAGCGCCCGCAGTATACTGAACCAGATAAATCCATTCATCCGAATCAGGGATACTTTCATGCGCATGACCACTCCATTCGGCAACCGTAGCCTCTCCCGCGAGCGCTAACAAATGCTCTCGCTCATAGTCAAAATTATAGAAAACTACGATGCGTTTACTCTTCTTGTAGATATCCAATACATACTGTACTCTGGTCGTTGGATTTTCGCAAACCTTCCGCAAAGCTAGGCATAAACCAGCAGCATTCAGAAGAGGCTCACCAGTTTCCGGATCCTGTCGAGTCTTTCGAACCATGGTGTATATATCTTTGTCATAGGGCAAAAATAGATACTCCCTGTTTCTTTTAGTATGTCGATCTACTGGCATCGGAACGACAACCTTTCGTCGTCGAGCCTCCAGTAAATCGGTTTGAACATACCTAGACACCTTAGGATATTTAGCGAACCGATCCCATACCACGTGTTTATCTAAAAACTCGGTACGGTTTCGATAATAACCATTAGCGATGAAAACAGGAACATAATCCATCCAAGTGTCCCCAGGAGTTGCTGACAGCAAAATCCATTTATTCCGCTTGGCGATCTTCAGGAAGGACTTGACCCAAGTTCCATTTCCAATAAGACGTTGCTCGTCGAAAATGAAAGTAGCTCCATATACTTCAGAATAGTTTTTAATCTGGTTCCATGAAGCCACTGTCAACTTGGTTCGGCATCCTCCCAAAAGATCAAACTCGGATTCCCATTCTTTGAGATCCCGTTTTCGAGCAGTGGTTATAACATACACGTCACGGTCCATAGAAGAAGCCCAGGCCGCCCCTACTAACGACTTGCCGGAGCCAACGCCACCGACTAAAATTTTGCCGTTTTCGAGACGACCTAGGGCCTCTTCTTGATGCGAGAATAAAATTCCCATTACGCCGGATCTGTAGTGTGGATCTGGATCGGCAGAGGCTCGGTCAGCGAGCGATACAGAATCTCTCGATCAGCCTCAGCAATGAGCGGATTGATCACAACGGAAGGTGGAATCTGCCTCTGCGGAATCATTCCCGTTTCAGTGAAAAGGTAATAACGCGAGACCTTTGCAAGCCACTTTTCGCCCTCGGGGAGGTTTTCTGAATTCAGAGTAGCCCCATCGACGTTGAGCGATGTGTAGACAACAGTTCGCTCAGAATACGTTCCATCCGTCGCCTTAGCTGGGCTTCCGTATAGATGGGTAGCGAATTCGATTCCATAATGGCGCGTGACGATGTTGTACATGCCCTTGGGGGTCAGATGACCGTCTTCAGTCCACCCTTGGCTCTCCGCAAATTCTTCAGACGGAAGCAAGCTACCATCGAAAAAGATATTGAGAGTGCTGGGCTTTTCGGAAGACCAACCATACACGGAATTAATTGCGTCCAAGAGATTCTGGAACATGCTAGGTCCAAGCTTGATAGTTCCAATCTCCCATGCGCCGCCCTCCTGCCTGTAGAACGGAATCTTTCCGTCATGCATAAGAGCCTTGACTTCGTCTGAAATAACGTTAATCTCGCTCACAGTCGATCCTCCACTTCCTGCTTAAGAATATTGGTGAAGAATGTAATGTCTTCAACCGTAAAACTCGGAGCCCATTCAATAGCGATAGCAGTCTCCAAGAGGCGCTTGGGGATGGAGCCTCCTGACATATGCACAGCGTCCTCGACAACCGCTCGGAAAATCCATCCGTCGCGGCTTGTGAAAGTGTGCTCAGACCCATCGTACTTGATCGGAATTTCCATCAAGTCATACACATAGGTACGATAATCCCGCTTGTCGGCCTTTTCGATAGTGTATGAATGAATTTCCTCACCTTCGACAACCCCGTCAACAGAGATTGAGAAGGTACCGTCGCCGGAATTCCCAGGAAGATATCCGTCGTTGTTGTGCACCCAAGCATTAATCTGGGTGTTTCGGTACTTCAACGGATTCTTCAGGATGTCCGTAACAATACCAACCAAACGTGATGATGTCGGCTGAGGGAGCTCGGTCAGATGGAAATACTTTTCGAAATTGAACGACGTGAGCTTAGCATCGTCTGGGATCTGGTATGAGTTGTTGTATACAGCCACGATAATAAATCCTTCCTAACTGTATTAGTTCGTACTGTTCTTGATAATGTCAACCAAGATCTTAAAGTCCATATTGGTTAGAGCCCGCTCGTTATACAGACCGACGTTCCTAGGAACGGAAGTAACATACTTACTGGTTTCCAGCTCTTCGAAATCGTAAGGCTTCGAAATATTGGCGAACACTGAGTAGATATACATGGGACTCGACACATTAACCGAATCGCCATATACAATCCCTCGGAACAACGGACGCCCGTCAGAACTTTCCAGCAGAATCTGGTTCGTTCCGGAAATGATCGGAATAAACATGAAGTCGTACGCGGCGAACTTACGATGAATGAATTCGCTATTAGCTTGGCTAAAATCCGTCTGATGAGCGAATGTGTAAACACCGTCGATATAGCCTTCTACCATGATATCCACAGATCCGTTGCCTCGAGAAGCATCGAATACACCCTTGTTAACATCAATTTTGATGCTGAACCGGTTTTTAGGATCGTCTTTATTCCCGCGCAAGAGGTCCTGAATCAGAGTACTAGTGGTCTGGTTATCGTTTGGCCCATATGTACTCTTCATAATCGGACTGGGACCCGTATAGCGACTACCCGCACCAACATTGAGAGCCTTTGGCTTTTCCTTCCAAGTATTCATGTACCTAGCCAGATCGCCAGGTTGAAGTTTAATTCGCTGCAATTCTGCCATTATATATCCTTTCTAGCTAAATTGCGTATGTATAATATTCAAACGTAGTAACGCTCGTCTTGCTCACAAATGATCGAACTCATCCATATCGTCCGACGACGTTGTTACCAATAGTTGTTTAAAGAATTGAATATCCTCAACAGTAAAGCTAGGCGCCCACTCAATAGATGTAGCACCATATATAAGTGTTTGAATAATCTTCCCACTCATTGGTTCGAGACTACTGTATATAGCTCGTAAAATCCACCCGTCTGGACTGGTGAAAATATGAGTCTCGCCGCCATACTTAATAGGAATTTTATGCAAGTCGTATGCATATGCACGGTAGTCTTGATTACTCGTATTCTCAACGGTATACGAATGAATTTCTTCGCCATCTACGATACCATCAAGAGATACTGAAAATGATCCGTCGCCAATGTTTCCAGGAAGAAAACCGTCGTTAAAATGTACTAAAGCCTCAAAGCTAGACTTTCGGTACTTTAACGGATCCCTAAGAGCACTCATGATAATACCAACCAAACGGGATGATATTGGTTTAGGTAGCTCAGTTACACGCCCGTAATCTTCAAAATCGAATGAATCTGGTGCCGCATTATCAGGAATATTGAATGAATTATGATACACCACGATACCTCCTTTCTAGCTAAATTGCGTATTGGTAGTAGTCAAACGTATGAATACGCTTGGTCATGATGGCGCACCCAGGGAACTTAAACATCAAATAATCCATGATTGTTGGAATATATGAAGTATCGATAGGAAGTAGAACACCTTCATGGAGCTCGAAATACGCTTTTGTGAAATTCTCGTTGATCTCAATTTCGTACTGGAGACCGTAGTTGTGCACAACAGGATCTCTAATATCCCAGCGTATTTCTCCGTATAGCCAGCCGTCGCAAATCTCAACAAAACCAGAAGTATTTCCAGTCCCGTTCTTGAGATCTGTAAGATCGGCATAATAGCCATACGATAATTGCTTTAAAACGTCAATGACGTCTATCCAATTCCGGTTGGAAAATTCATAAATCTTTCCGCCATGGGTGAAATAGTCTTCACGGTCCTCCCACCCTCGGTAATGTTCTGCTAGCGCCATGGTATCACAAACCATTTCTCCAGAGTAGTGTACACTTCGGAAGTAGTGAAGCAATCCACATGGTCTCCATTACAGCAGTCTTTATACTCACCTAAAAATATAAGCTGGCGAGCGTAGACGCTAGAGATCAGTTCTCCCCGCAAGACCCAGTGATGACCATTCGCGAGTTCGCACGTTAGAGTAAGATGAATCCTCGGTGAACGGAATGTGATATCTGGATACACGCTATCCGCCTTAAAATCGAAGAAGCGAATATATGCTGTGTATGTGCCTCCCATCTTATCCATGTTGGCAGTGCATTCCGAGTAAGGAGGAAAATACTCGTACTCATTCCCGTTGAGGTTTAAATTCATCCAATCCGCAATGCTCTCCAGAACAATATTTACAAGTTCTGGGCCCGCGTTCCTCAGCGCCATCTGTGAATGTGGTAACAGTTCCATGGTTGTCTTTGCTGTGCTCATTTTTCTTTTCAACCCTTATTGTTTGTCGTCCCACGAAAGCAGTAACAGATGCTTTAGTGCGCCAACCACTTCAGACTCGTCGAACTTTTCTGCGTGTTCGCCGCTAACTTCACCGACGAATAATGGCTTCGGAGCGTACTGACTATAGACAAAATCCCCTCTTAGGATCCAGGTTTCATCAGGATCCAGGTTAATCAAAGTAATATGAACCCTCGGGTCTCGTAAATAATAGCCTAAGTATTCCGTCTCCATTTTATAGTTCAAGAAACGGACGCAAACCGTGTAGGTTCCTATTGACTTTTTCAGTAGTTTCAGGAATTTCGACGAGGATGGAGGAAAATAGTCATACTCAGTCCGGTCGAGGTTTGAACTCATCCAATCCACAACGCTCTCCAGAACAATATTTACAAGTTCCGGAGTTGCATTCCTCATCACTAACTGTGAAGGTGACGACATTCCCACGTATGCTTTTGAGCTTCTCATTGTTTCTTTCTGCCCTTTCGGCTCTAGTACAAATATATTCGGAAATAGTAACTGGAATAGACAGAATGTAGTCAAGCGCATCAGCCACTACATAGAATCCGTCTATGCAACAATCCAGACAATAGTCGAATGCCTTTTTAATTGCTCTGCCAATGTTTCGAAGTCCTAGGCAGATTTGATCAATCAAGTCTTTCATTCCGTGCTCTCTTTGGAAATTTAATCGAGTCCCAAGATAGAGTTTATCTCTTCGGTAACTTCATCGATATACCTTTGATAAATGGTTGCAGACCGCCTAGCCGAAGTCCTAGCTACTTCAGCCCGCGTTCCAAGGTAAAGATTATCGATGTGGTTGTTATCTAAGAAACCATCTACATGGCACACATATTGGCCTTTTGGAGGCCACCTACGATGATGGGCAGCCCACACACATGCTGCCACAGAGCGTTCGATTGATTCGGTGCCTTTTCCAGTGTACAACCGAACGTACAAATAATTCTTTCCGCGTTTAAACGGTCTAAGTGAATATCCGGTACGGACATTCACCACAGCCCCCTCCTCGGTAACGCCATAAGACGAAAAACCGGGGAGAGGGCGCAGTGTCGTATCCATAGTTACCTACTACCGAATTTCGAGGTCCGCGTAACGCTCGGAGAACTCATCCGGAGCGATGGTCACATACATCGTCTTGACGTATGCAGCAACGCCGGTAGAACCACCGATATCGTAGGGTCGAGGCTGGATAACAAGATCGACATTCGAAATATCGGCATTATCCAGAATACCAACAGACTCTTCGGTGAGTAGCGTCTTGGTATCTCCAACAATCATCCAAATTGCCGGAGGACGGAACCCGTAGCGAACCTTTACAGTGAGGTAAGGGCGTTCAGGATCAGGGTTTTTATCTTGATCCTTACGGAATTTAACGTTCCAACCGTCTGCTTGAAGGTCGGATACCATTTCTGCAGGTACTTCAACAGCGAAATCACGATTACCATCCTTGTTGTAACGAGAGGGCTTTCCACTAAAATTGAGGAAGAAAATGTTTGCGGACGAGATTGAGATAGGAGACAAGTTATCAGACATATTTCTACTTTCTAATTGGTTGTGAATTGATCGAAATCAATGAATTGTTCAATGGTTTTACGTGCTTCATCGGCTAAATTTTCAGCATAGGACGTATCCACATTTTGCTCTTCGCCGAGGAACTTAACGACTTCTGCTTCTTTCCAGAAATATCCTTTCGTGTCAGTTACACTGTCTTTGATTTCGCCAGAAGCATTCTCCCTGAGGAGTACACCCCCGCCGAAGCCCTGTTTGATCGGAACGAATGATCCAACTCGTCCAACGTAATGAGTACTTCCGTCTTCGAACTTCAAATACATTGCCGTCTTTACCTGACGGGTCTGCGTGTAGTCTTCGAATTCGATAGGCTCATTAGTAAATAGCTTCTTGAACACATACGGCTCTTGGAATTGCTTTCCGACAGCAACCCATTCTCCAGAGTGCGGCTCTTTGTACTTGGCAATATAAACTGCCTTGTTCACAAGAACCATCTTCTCGTAAGTAGCCTCGTGTTCAAATGTGTAGCCATACCTCTTACCAAAATCGAGAACCTTCTGGATGATCTCATCCGTTGCGTTCGGGATCTTGATAGAGTCTGTCTTAATATGAGCAACCGTAGCACCCAGCTCTTCCTGAACGTAGTGCTTGAGGTCGATCATAAATAAGGCGCCTCGCTTGGCTACAATATTGTCCACATTTCGAGGGTCCCTTGCAGGATTCTCAAAATGCGCTGAGGTTAGACCGTACACAGAGTTAATGGCAATCTTTAGAGCATACGCAAGTTTGGTATGATCGTTATTCTTTGCCAACTCAAGCAGTTGCCCGTCGAAGAGTTTACCTAGAGCTTCCATATCGCCATGCTTAATGGCAATACGGGCCTCTGTGAGTTCTTTGAACTTCTGAGTATATGGTCCGAATGCGTTCAGTTCGATCAGAGATGTGGGGTGCATTGAGGCAACGTCCAGAAGGGCGACATTCTCGTAATATCCCTCTTCTGCATAGACGTACCCACCTTCGCCAGGATCCTCTCCACGATAGCTGCTTCCCTTGTAAGGATCATAAGTGTATCCAGGGAAAATCGTAGACAAATCTGTGTAAACAAACTTGCTTTGCGGGTTGCGATCCTGACCGAACAAAATAACACAAGTGTGCGTATTTGTCGAGTCATTGACGCTCCGACCACTGATCGAGGCCAGAATCTTTCTAGCCTGCCAATCGTCTGCCAGATGGTCAAATACCTTTTCAGTAGCGACTACATCGTTTTCGCAATAGTCCGCAACCGTATCCCACAAATCTTCCGGAACAGGTTCGTCCCATTTCAGACCCAGTTCCTGGTGGTGAATACCCAGTTCGATTTCCCACTTCTTAAGCGACTGCTTCTTGGATGAGAAATCGTAGATATCCGTATAGGACACCGAATAGGCTTCTCGGAACTTAGCATTACGATCACCATCGATGATCCGTTTACTCAAACGATACAGTTCTCCGTTAGAGTATCCAAGGCTGGCTGCGTACAAAATATGGTTGTCATAGTTTCGGTTGTTGAACCCAACAAGCTTCCGATCCATCAACATACGAATATCCGATGGACTTGGATTGACCAAAGACTTGGGATCGCCATCAACTTCTTTGTGTACAACCACAAAAAGATTGGGGAAGACCTCGACATCGAAAAATGTCATAGGCCCACCTTCATCGGATTGCACTGGGACTTCTTCATCCGCAGATGAAAATGCCATCTCCTTCACCAGAGCCAGACAACGCTGAGCTTGGTTCGTAGACTTAGCTGCGAAAGAAATAACCGCTGGCCGCGCATCAGTGACGTCATAGACCATCCCAGAGGATTTCGCATCGTCCAAAATAGCCTTAATGAAGTCGATAGATGACGAGGTGTCCGGATGAATTTCTTTTCGCAATGCTTTAGCGATCAAAACCCGAAGATGATTCTCGGATTCGACATGCTTACTATTAATCATCTTAACTCTTTTCATAGGGAGAATACCCTCGTAATTTGAGATTACATGGTCATTCGATAAGGAATATCTCCTCCTAAGGGAAGCTTTTCCGTGAAAACGCTTGATCTCAATCCCAGGCGCGTATTCAGAAAGCGTTTCGGGACCATCATACTTATAAATAAGATGCAGTCCTTGTCCGCTTCTGGATACTTCTGCGTAGGTAGGAGGCCAAGCCGAAGCAGCCTTCAGATTTCGTCCCAGATCTTTTGCGCCAGTTTCCGGATCCTTGAGGTCGAAATCGATGGCAATATAAACATCGGGTAACCGAACAAAATGTTCCGCGTTACGGTCGATGTCTCTGAGTGTCGTTTCGACGTTTTCCCATTTGTATTGTGGAGCGCCATCCTCAGTTGCAAGTTGTGCGGGTTGCTCCGCAAAAATGCGATCGAACTCATCGTTTTCGTAGTACGCGAGTTCCAGAAAATTGCTCTCATCATGTACAGGATCGGGAACAGGGACCACAGATACGAATAAATCTTTCCGGAATCCTGTGAATACACTGCGTGTCCTTCCATTGTCTTTCCGATATCGGTCATGATACTTCTCGAAATAATGACGGAGTTCCCTGCGGAAAACGTGGCGAGGAGCTACCCATCGCAAGTTTGTTGTTTCAGCGTAAGCTTTGTAATCTTCATACGCTTTAACTAAACTTACGTACTCTGCTTCGCAGTAATCGTCATACATTTCCAAAACGAAATTGTAAATAGGGTCAGTCTCTTCACGCATGTCATTAGCGCGATAGTCCTTATAATAATTAGGACCCAAAGACTTAAAAACCTCGATGCACTGCTGAGCAATACTACCAAGTTCGCCCGAGATACCTTCCATCAGCTGATGGTATTCATCAATAGAAAATAGCCTATTTGAAGGACGAATATCAACAAGACGTCTCGGAATTCCCGAATTTGCATCGGTGATTTTAACTGGAGAGTTAGTACCCATGATCAGCATGGTGGTGATACGCAGCTGATACTGTTTCTTGAACTTTTCATTCACGATCATCTTTTCATGCGAAATGATGGAGTTCAATCGGGCATTGGTCTCGATTCGACTCAAATCGCCATCGTGCTCAATCGCCACCAGAGGGTCGGCAGCAAAATCGCTCATTGCGAAGCTGTTGCTGAGATTACCAAGGCCTTCTGAATTGAAGGCGGTAGCATAATCTCCAAACAAATCCCCCATGACGTTCATGATGGTGGATTTACCCGAACCAGGCTCCCCGTAAAATACAAAGAACTTTTGAATCTTACGGCTAGCACCAGTCAACACACTTCCGATGCACCATTCGATCTTCTCTTTTTCGGATGGATCATACAAGGTCCCAACCATCTTGTTCCAATGGTCTGGAGGGGTATCCGTAAGAGTGTAGGGCAGGCGGTAAGAGGCATAGTCTTCTTTACGAACGATAGAGTCCTGAAAAATGGGTGTTCGATCTAAAGGGTGGTCTGTGTTGACCATATTTTTAACCCACAGATTGAACTTCTTCCAGACCCCGCTGTCGTCATCAGCACAAAGCAAGGGAATAACTCGATCGTCCGGTTCTGAGCGTTCTTGCGCAAACTCAGAAACATCTCGGTCGACGTCGCGAATAACTACGGTTTCGTCAAAACTCCACAGACCTTTTTCGGCGTCCCAAACCGCAACGAAATTTCCATCACGGATCATAATATCCTGGCTATATCCGTTGATAAAATTAGGATAAGCTTGCCGACTTCTCTGAGTCTTTTTGATCTTTAAACTGTAGAAATCCATTTTTGTCACCTTGAATCATACCAATTAGCCCACTTAGCCATCTGAACGAATAATGGCATAGTTAAAGTATCTTCCCCATAGACAGGGAATAGGCCGCCCCTACCGTCTTTAGAGTAGCTCCTAGAAATTACTCGCTCAGCACTATCCAGTGCAGATTCAGCAATTACTACCGGAGACGATATAGCGTCCATATAATAATCTACGCCTAAATTCATCAGTAAACCTTCAGAAATTCGTTCTTTATCCATATACATCATAGTGCTTAATGCATCTAGACTAGAGACGAAAAATTCTAAAAAGCTAGGCGGACCCGTTCTAGGGCAGGGCTTTTCCAGTCGATCAGAATATTCATCCCGAATCCGAGTGCACTGCTCAATTCGAGGTGCATCACAATCGGGATAATAATCGAATGGAATATTGTCCCACCCTAGAGCGAGTTTGGTATACGCTTCAAGGCAACCTTCTTCGATTAGCCATGAAGTGTAGTCCATATTAGATTTGATCCCAAATAACGCCGTCGATGTTGAAATCCAAAACGCATTCAGTCACGTCGTGCTTGCGAACACCGTCATAGTATCGCCAGGCACATGATTCTGGATTGCCAAAATCAACATAACCGTCGCCGTTTTCAGAATTTGCGATCCAACCGCATACAGACCCCTCAGGGGTTCGAGAAACACCGAGCTGATCGTATACCTCATTCAGGAATAGATGGCCCTTAGTGCGAAGCCTTCGATTTGCCCAATTCTGAACCGCAGAAATATTCATGAAGAGGTAGTCTTCACTTGGATCCCAGACGGTTGAAGTGTCATCGATCAGGCGGGCGTATGGAGAAGCCTTGAAGACATCTTCAATCATTCCGTACACGCTCTCGAGTTCGCTGATCTTCTTGTAATCAGGGCTATCCAATGAGAGTTCGATAGGACGCGCCATGATTTCGTTGACTTTCTTCTCGCCAACGGCTTCGACCATCTTTTCCCGATAGGTCTTGAAAGCAGTCTCGAGCGACTTGTAGGCTCCCGTAATAGCTACGATTTGCTTGGTAGCTAGGTGGTTACTCCAGACAATACAACCGACAGTTGCAGCTCCGGAAATCACGGTAGGAGCGAGAATCTTAGCAGTGTCCCAAAGAAATTGCTTTCTGAGAGTAGTTGCACGCTCCGTTGACGGGTCCGGGTATTCCTTCATAGCATTCTCATACTTAGTCTTTACCGAATACAGTTCGTTTCCAGCTTTATAGGCCAGATATCCAGTCGCAACAACACCTGCGGATGCAGCTACTGACAAAATAGTAGGGGCGTTGCGAACGATACGAGCGCCCATGGTATGAATGATAGTTGTAAGTGACATTTTTGAATATGCTCCTTAAAAATTAGCTCAAAGGTTCTGGTGACGGCACGAGAAGCACCTGTCGACCTCGATCAACTATGGATCGGAAATTGGCTTCCCTACCCCAGCCCCATCTATCGTCTACATAAGACACTTTAAGACCGGCTGCTTCCTTAAGTTCGGCCACTGTCAGAACTTCACGATCGTCGAATACTTCAGCGATGAATGCCAGCATATCTCGCAAGTCCTGGGCACTCTCGAATTCCAAATCACGAATTCGATCCACAGAACGTGTCTGAGACCTGCTGGTTACAGGGGATGACGCGCGAGCGTAACTTGAAGTTGAACGACTTCCGTAGGTAACATAAGACCCCCGAGTCTTTGGTGCAGAATTTCCGTATAACAAAGACTGGATACCTTGTGTCACCATGTCGGTAAGCATACTTTTAGCCGTTGGAATAACGACATCGACGACTAGATGCTCCCAAACTTCAGGAATATCAGATACCACGAAATCCGAAAGTGCCTTGTAGACAGTTCGGTTCTTCTTTTCAGTTGCTTTGGCAATTACCTTGGACTCAGTCGATTTCTCGACCTTAGATCGATCCGAATTTGCCGGAAAAACAGGTACCGAAGGAGTACCTTTGATATCAGTCATTCTGCTGTCCTGCCAATGCTCGAAGCTCGTCGATGGATGCACCCGGGTTTGCCTTAATAAGATCCTGCGCCTGGTCCATCAAACCCTTAGGTAGGATACCACCGATGAAACCAGCTGCAAAATCAGTATCTGCCATGAACTTTTCGAGAAGGGCATCATATGCCGGGGAAGTCTCGAAATCGGCAGTCTGTTCCGCTGTCTTATGGAATCGGCGACCGTCCTCGCTTCGCATACCGTAAGCCTTTGTGATCAGATATGTCGCAAAACGGTAGGTGTCCATTCCTCCGGGGTTCTCCTGAACACGAGATGCCATGACACTCAAAGGAATGGGATTATTCAGCTCCATTCGAATGAGTTCCGCCTTAGACAGGTTGAAGAAGAGCTCTTCCTGAACTTGGTTTCCATCGAAGTCTTCGTAGGTGACAGTTACGCGTTGCATTATTTTGTTTCCTTTCGTTTGCAGGCTGGGCATCCCCCTGGCCCGCATGGTTTTAATGGGTTTCTCAACCAATCACAGACGAAACCAGTCGGTTTGCGGTGCAGGGTTGAAGCTTACGGACAGAACAGGCTTTCCGTCCAAATTCTTCGGCGTGAAAACCGGTTCAATGACTACACCATGCGTCCATCCAAGCTCATCGCCGAAAGACACCTGGTCCAGATCAATATATGAATAGAAATCATTAAGAGAGACCGGGCCATAGTTCAAGGTGTCCTGAGAAATCTCGTTACACGCCTTGCGAACCTTCTCCGGAGTTGATCGGAACAGGCGTCCGGACAAAGCATCTTGGAAAACGATCTCCTCATCCATGAAAACCACTGTTTGGCCTTCGCTAGAAGCAGCCTCACGCGCAGATTCGCGATCCTTCTTCTTTTCGGGTGGTGCAATAAGATTAGCCTTCTGAGCAGCCTTTCGAAGTTCGGAGAGATCCACCTGAGCGAGTCCATACGCAGCTGACAAAGCCTTGTACTTGGCCATTCCAACGCTATGCAGAGAAATAATCGATGCGACCGTCACACCCAATGAAACTGCTGCCGGAATATACGTCTTCCAGTGACGCTTGGAGTATTCGACAAGGTTCTTGGACGGTTCGTCGTATTCCAGTTCATGCGCCACAGCTTCAACATGAGCCTTTGCAGACGTAACTGCGGTCATAACGCTGCTGGCAACGCCAACGCTAGCGATCCAAATCTGAGGATTTGCCTTTGCCCATTGAATGGCGGTCTTGGCGAAAGTAGTGATGTTCATTGTTGCTCCTTTTATCAGGTTGTGGATATTTTATCGGGTTCGGGTTGCGTACAGCCATACGCATAGGCAGAGAAGAAAGAAAGTCAGCATGAAAAAGACTCCTATCGTCGATTCATTGCCGCTGAGGCTGCTAGACCTAAAACACTTTGTGCCCAGATAGGGATATAGTGCAGATCTAATGCCCCAGGGAAGTTTGGGATGGTGTATGTCTCTTTGTGATGCACACAAGAGTCCACGAGGACAATAATATGATCAAATCGCTTCACCCGATCGGTCTTGATTACACGATTTGGAAGAATCGCATATGAATATGCAGCGATTTCGAATCCCCATTTAGGAATTATGATCTTCTCGCCGGTCCCACCTCTATATTCCATGTCATCTCCGGAATATGGGGTGTCGGTGAGCATGATTGGAAGGTGTTCGCCATGCATTTTACTGGCGATAACACCAATGGCAGCATCCACAATAGGACTTTTAGCGCCATTGGTTTCGCCAGAAATTGCGACCAAGTCAATGTCTGAAATTTTCTCAAGTTCTTTCAAATCGGAATGAATGTACAATTCAACCATATTATTGCTCCATTGAAAACCTATAACCCGTGTTAGGGGGTATAGGAGAGTCTAGTATCTCTAGGGAATAGGGCTTAATCGACCATTTTCAGCAGCTTTTTCAGTACCGCTTGGATGGGTTCTTAAGAACGCTAACGGGTTAGTCCCTCTTTAACGGCCAGATTGTCCGACAGTTCTTGATCCGGTAGATACGTAAGTTCTATCGCGTCAACCAAGACTCGTTCGGCTCGATTCCGATAAAGATAGGATTGTTCAAGCGCTCTCAGTGTACGTCCAGCAAGTACCCCCACAGATAGGGTACAAAGCAAGAAGATAATGACGTAAATAAGCATGATGAGTTCCTTTCTTGAGTATTGTCTCTCTCATTATAAGGAACGTACTTTTTGCGAAAACTTATAGCCCTTGTTAGGGGCTATA